ATGCATTTACAAAAACATAAATAGCAGTATTAAAACATTGACAAGCCGGTTTAGTTAATCCGTTACCCCCTTGTGAAGCGTCTCCATATAACGCAGGGTCAAAATAAATACTCATATTAATAGCTTGGATAGCTGTACCTGTAGTAACCATGTTAACAAATTGCTCTCCCAATAAGGCGGCGTGAATATTATTATAGTCCTGTGTGCAAACAAATCTTTTTTCCCACTCTATAAATCTTCCTTCATCTACTCCACAACCAGGAGCCCTACTATTGTCTACCCTTATAAAAATTGATGAGCCAGCGGTAAGAGCCGCTGCGGTACCTCCACTATTAACCCCACATTCTGTTATTCGAATACACGCATTACTACATCCTGAATCTTTTGGGGTAGTTCTTGTATGTTTACAAGCAATATTAGCGGGAGCGTTAGGGTCTAAAGCTTGCCATCCACTGGGTTTCAATCTCATATATAAGCCTGGTTGACTGGCTGCTGTAATTTGTTTAGAATACATCGCCTCTTTATCTAACACCTCGGAGCTTAATCGTTGGTTAGTAGGCCCTAAAGCGTCCGTTTTTACTGTTAACACATCTCCTACTTTAATTAAATTTTGACTATCTCCTTCTAATCTAAACCAAAAGCTGGCATTGTCCGCTGTAGTTAACCCCTGTGGTCCCTCTCCACCTCCATCTTGTTGATAAACAATATTAGACCATATAGTATTATAAGTTCCTTGACTTGGTTTAATTACAAACTTATAATGTTCCGCCCAATAAGGAGCTAAATTAGAAAGCTCTACTTGAATTTTGTTTTGTAGAGTCATTTTTGATGCTCCAAAAAATACAGTATTGGTCTGCGAAGTTAAAACTGTAGAGGCTCGAGCATACTCATCCATGTATACCACCCCTATCTCATAGTCTCTATCACTATGTAAACTTAAACGAGACGGTTGAGTACTGTAACTTCCTGAACTTTCTGCTATATTAAAAGTAAAATAATTAAATTGATTAGTAACGGCATTAGCTCCTCCACTTAAATCATTATAAAAATATTGAGCTGCTGGAGCTTGAAAGGTAATATTATTTCCCGCCACCGTAAATCTAAAAGGCTGTTGAGTACACCATGCTACAATAGGGGTATAAATATTAGCCATAAGAGTTGCTGCAGGACATGTTCCTAAAGTATCATAAGATGTGTTATATAGTTTTAAATAATTTCCAGGAGTAGAGATAACTTTATTGTAAACCGCAGTATTAAAACGATCCGTTAAGGTGCCGCCCATAGCTGCATTTGGTGTAGGGCCTGGGTTAGATCCTTGGTTTACTAAATTATAAGTTACACCTGCTGTTTCTAAAGTAGCTAAACCACCATTAAAATCTGTTATAGTTAAAGTGTTAGCGGCAATACCTCCCACATTTATAGTAGCAATCAAACCTGTGGTAGCATCTTGCACAATATCTCCTTCCGCTAATAAAGGCATGGTTGTAAAATCTACCGTATTATCTGTTAAAACTCCCACTACCGCACCCGTAGTAGTAGATTGGGGAGCAATATAAACTGGAGGTAATAAAGGCTGCATACCTGCGGCAGTTCCTACTGCTGCTTCAAAATCGGCAGAAGTTAAAAGAGAGTTGACATCAGGAAAGTTATTCGGGCAAATAAAAGTAAACCCTAAACTAAAGTCAGGGATGGCTGTTCCTTGAAAATCATTTCCTGGTATTACAGGAGAAGAATCCGTAATCTGAGTATTTTGTAAAGCAAAGTTAAAATACAACTCTGTTCCTATAGGAATATTAGTTCCTAATAAAGAACAATCAAAAGTTATTGTGCCGGCCGCCAAAGTAGTAGAGGGAGTAGCGGGATCAGAGTTCCATGACCCAGTAGAAGTTGTAGGAGCATCTAAATTTGCTCCACCTATACTATCCGAGTGAGGAGTTAACGAGTATACCATAGGGATAGTATTCCCTGTAGCATCATTCTCTGTAATATTATATTGATCTACGTAGTTTCCATACATTAATCTATTACCTTGTATGGTTTGTGCTTTAGCAGTTCGAGGAACATTATCATATAATCTTAATAATTCATCGGAACCTAATACACTTAAAATTTTACTATTAGTAAAAGAACGAGAAATAAAAATATTGTCCGCAATTCCTAAGTCAGCTTTATTTAATCGCTGAATAATATATATATTGGTTTTAGCACTTTCTTTATATAAAAGCTGAATCTCAACCACTCTACGAGAACCCGTGGAAAAAGTAATATCTACTTGATTATACTTATTAATCATTCCATCATTTTGGTATTTCTCTAAATTAAACTTAAAGTCTTGAGGTTCAAAAGCCGGATTGGTGAATAAAGAAGTTGCACTATATCCCCCATCCTGATAACGATAACGATAAGCAAATGATAAAAACCTCATCTCTAAATAATCTTCTGTAGAACTATTTTTTATCAATTCCAAGAACGGAGCTCCTAACGGCTCGCTTCCTGTAAAAGTATTAGGGTCTTCAAAACCAGGGGGTTTTACTATTACACTAATGTCTTCTTCTACTAACTGAGGGGCTGGGGAAGCCGGGTTATCACCTCCATAATTTCTGGTAATATTAATATAACGAGGTGGATTAATATCATCTGTAAAATATAAATAATCATTTATTTTATCCACTCCTGTAATTAAATACGCTGGATCAAAATTTAATATTATTTCACTGGCTACATGAGTAATAGTGGTACCTGTATTGGTATTGTATGATAAAATTAAATCTGCCACTCCAGTAGTAGACACGGGATTAGAAGGGTCATGAACAAACCAATAAATGGTTTCTAACATACCATCTTCATACGCTCCTATACAACGAGCAGCTGTCGATAAAGGTAGGTTTAAATATTGAACATTAGTTAATAGAGTGTTTCCTCGAGAATTTTCTACCGCTCCAATCTCAGTTGTTTCAGTAGACCCTAAACGAACATTCATAGCATCCACATATTCTCCTACAGGAACAAGGCGTTCATCAACGCTCTTATTCATTTTTCCGGCTATAAAATTAGTTTGAATTAACATATTACTTTATCCATTTAGCTTGCCCTCTTAAATTCATCAATAATCTTCCAGGGTGCATGTTACTTAATCTTAATTTAGCATTTCTCAATAAAGATGATTTATCTTTACGAGCTCTGTTAACCAGATATTCCTGTGCTGATAATCGGTTATTTAAAAAAGAAAACTTAATGGCCGCATAAATATATTCTTCAAAAAGTTTATTTATGCTTACACTGGCATCATCACCTTTTTCCATCCCATCAGAAACGTATTCCAAGACAACTAATTTTCCAGAAACGCCTGAACTAAAATTAATTACCCCTCCTTTTTTATTTATACTAAAAGTAGGATTACTGTTTGCTGTTTCAGTGTTTAAACCAAAACGAGATCCAATAGAATAATCAAAATACCAACAACCATCTATACACCATCCTGCACAGTTATTATAAGGACTATTTTGATTTAAATAAATACTCTTTTTTTGATTATTTAACCTATCTATATCTAATTTTGAACTATCTGGTTTTAATACGTTACCATAAATATCAAACAAAACTCTACATTTATGGTCTTGTAAATAAGCTCCACTCCAATTAGTTTGAATATTTTCAGTCATTGGTCGTAAAACTCCATTTTCATATAAAGAAATCCTAACCCAATTTACATAATCAGGTGGCATCACAAACCTCAGTTGATCACATATTTGAAGTTGTAATATTTTAATTTCTTTCATAGCATCATAATTTAATTCTTGTATTGCTCTTTTAGCAAAGAATAAAACTTGATATCTATTTATATTATTAATAAGCTCATTGTTTCCTTGATACATTAACATAAAGTTATTTACAATATCATCTAATGAAACATATTGGTATGAACCCCAATTTGCATCTGTAGGTACCGTCTGGTCGTTTTCGTAATATGTATAATCTGTTATATATGCCATAATAATTAACTTGTTTCTTGTGTGTCTACTTGTTCTTCACTTGTTCCAAAACTATATACCTCTGGTTCTCTAATTTCTATACCTACATATTGGCAAATCTTCGCAATTAATGCAGGTTCATCTGATAAAGGTAATTCAAAGTCTTGATAATCTGCTTGTGTTTCATCAAATAACGGTTCCCCACCTTGTAATGTAGCCCATGTCCAGTTTGGATCACGTGGATATCTAATGTATTGAGACTTAACATCACATAACCCCATTATATCTCCAGGCGTAAATGGAATATTAAATCCATCCCAAATTGTTGGCCATACAGACACTATATTTCCATCTAACACATAACATGGATATTGACTGGTAGGCTTAGTAAGATTAGAACTTGTAAGGTTAAATATTTTTCTTTGACTTACTCTTTCTACTTCCACTATATTATTTGCATCATAAATAGCGTAATTCTCCGAACCTACACCATTAGGATCTACAAATAATTGAGCCGAACAGGAAATCTGATCATTAGGGTTACCTGGAGCTGAGTTTTGAATAGTTCTCACCCATCCTTGTAGTCCTAAAGACCCTGTTACAGGATAATTAGCCGCTCCGGTAGCACTCGTGTTGATAATCAAATCACCTGGTTGAACACCTGCAGCTAAAAAATCTGTCGTATTATCAATCAACCATCTACTTCCCACAATTGTAGTAGTTGTAGTACCCGCCACACGGAGGGTAGGATATCTATATAACTTATTGATTAAATAATAATCATCCGGTAAAAAATAAGAAGAAGGACCTGACAACCCAGAGGGTGCATTAATATTACCATTTAAATCTACTGGACCTAAAAAAGCTTCTACTGAAAAAATATCTATAACTTCTTCTAATCCTTTTATAATATCAGCATAACCACTCCCTGCCGATCGACTGTTTTCTCTGTTAATCCAATTATTATATTGATAAAAATAATCCTCAAACATATCCAGTTGAGCTTGCTTGGCATACAGATTAAAATCCCCAGGAGAAATATAACCGTAATTATTTTTATTAGCAATAGCTAATACTGTATTTCGTACATCATTTATAGGCATCCTTAAATCTTTTTACAAAGATAACAAAAAAAAAGAGGCTCTATTTTTTTTAGAACCTCTTCTTTATTTTAAACATATAAGTTTAATTAATCAAGAAAAAGAAGAAATCTCTTCCTCCTAACCACGAACTATTAGTAGCCCCATCATACGGATTTAATAATCCTGGGAACGTATACACTGGTTCTGTCCAGTCAGTTTGCAATGAAGCGACTACAGCATTATGGATAGCCTCTCTCATTCCATCATAGGTTGCTCCTGTGTCAGAGTAAAAATATCTTATATTAGCTCTATCGACATGAGTACCTGTGTTTACGCTATCATACTTTATTCTGACAACACTTTCAGTAGTAAAAGCGGTCGGCATAAATATTGTTGAAACATCTGCTGACCTCAGTATTTTACCATAACTATCAGCTCCAGTACGAGCAATTGTAAAAACATCTCCTCCTACAAAAATATCATCAGCTACCGTTAAGGTATCCCATGGGTTTGTAGTAGTTTTAAAACCAGTTACAGTTGTACTTGCTCCTCCAGTAATATCCCACACTTTATCACCTACTTTAACTCCTGATGTTCTGAAGTTTTCAGAACTATCAATAAGCTCTTTAGTAGCTGTACCATCAGCTTGACCGTAAGCCACTGGTGTATATTCCGGATTAAATATATAATAACCCGTAGTATTAGGCACTCCACCTCCTTGTTGAGCAGTTACTCCAACTGCTGCTAAACTTAGTTGAGTATTACTATCTACTGCTGTAACAATATAAAATTGCCCACCAGCTGCTGAACCAGTTGTACCATCCCAAACGAGACTATTAACAAAAACTGTTCTTGTAAAAGTTGCCGCAGCGTCAATTAACTTTAATGTCGCTGATCCATCGCCTGACGATGTCCCTGTTTGGCTATTTAATACAGGGAATTTAATAAATTTTTCCATTGGTATATTCATTTTATGCTACGGCAATTGATGCGAGCGGGTTAGTAAAATTGACAGGGGCTGCTGCTGGGGTTACTCCTTTTGGGTCATAATCCATTACAACATTCGTCCATCCTTTAGTTAAAGCTTCGGCAATCTTATCTTGCACTTCCACTAATAATCCTGGTGCGGCTGTAGCACTACCACCAGGCCATGTAAGCCTAATTTGTTTTCCTCCCATGTATGTAATATCTACACGTGTTGTACTAAATTGAGATATAGAATGAATACCCATGATTGAAAAGTTTTGTCTTTGAGCGTTTGCTCCACCTGCATCTAAAACAGGTGCACTTAAAAATTTTTCCATAACAATAATAATTTATAGGTTAATAATAATTTAAACTGAAACAGCAATAGCAGATACAGCGTACGCAGGTGCAGCTGTACGAGCTACATTTGTCCAGTCACTTTGTAAAGCTTTTGTCATTTCATCTTGTATCCAGTTTCTAAAAACTGTTGAATTAGCAGCTACGGCTGCATGTGTGATTTCACACTTTTCATTGTTGTTATAAAATAATGTTGTTACTGTCGTAGTGTTAGCTCCACTCTTGTCGCCCACCTCTACTAATAAAACATCATTTAATCCCACCAATTGTTCTCCGCCTGTAGTTACAGGAATTGATAAAAATTTGTCCATAATAATAATAATTTATAGGTTAATAATAAAATATCCCACAAAGATACAAAATATAAATCGTACTATTTTAAGAGTTTAATTAAGGCTTGATACACCTCTACACCATCATCACTACTTAAAAAAGAACCAACTACATGGTAAGGGTCTTCATTAAAAGGAATACTTAACATTTTCTTTTTATTTCCTGGTATATTATAATAAACATCTTTTTGTTTATTACGGAAACTTAAAAGTTTTTTCTCAAAAAATTGTCTTATTTCATCTTCAAACTGTAATCCTGGATCATTTACTACTTCCATAAAAGTACGAGGATCAGTTTTAGCATAAATTAAGATGTCTCTTTTTAACTCTGCTGTACTCATACGAGCTGCACTTCTTCCTATTAAAATTCTACTTACCGCTTCTAATTTATCTAAAGATAATTCTTGAGCAATAATTAAAGCTTGTACTTCAGCTTGTAAAATTTCCATTTCTTCTTGAGCATCTCTTTCTTTATTTACCTCTTCAAACACTGTGTCACGATGAGGGTGATAGTATAAAAACTCTTGAAGCACTTGATTGTTTTTACCTACATGAAGCATTCCGTCTTCAAAAATAATAGGTTCCAAAATTGCATTCCCATCTTGCTCTTCAATAAAAGGAGATTTTTGATTACGGGCATAACGTAATTGTTTGTTAATTCCGTTTTCTTCATCAAAATAAAGTAAGGGTGATCTTTTAGTGTGATGAGATGCCAACATGTAAGTTAAAGGGGCTGCATCTCTTTTAAGACGATATGTCTTAGCTGTGTAAATTTTTTTTGTGTTTTTCATTTTATTATAATTTAATTAAAGTTAAAAAAAAAGGGGAGGAGGTTAATCCTCCCCTCTTAAAGTCAGTGATTAAGCATTCTGGAATAAGAAGAAGTTGTTTGCACCTAAAGTACATACACATCTCTCACTCAAGAAGTTAACTTCCATCGCATCTAAAGTAGAAGTTCTTGCTCCACCAGCAGAACCAGTGATCCAAGTTTTATATCTTCTATCTTCAGTTTCAGAAGCTCTATATCTCACGTGTAAGAAAGGTCTCTTAGCATTCTTACCTAAGATTTGGTCATAAACTGTAGTTGAACCAGCAGGAACTAAAAGTCCGTTGATTGCACCGGCAGTTAAACCTCCTCTCATAGTAGGATCGTTAAGATATTTCCAGTCAGATTTATAGAAGTCATAACCTCTTCTAAATCCTGTGAAACCTAAGTTAAGAGCCATATCCTCATCATTGTCAAATAAACCATATGAAGTACCACCCGCTCCGTAAGAGTTTTGAGCAGCTAACATATCGTCAATATCAAATGAGAATTGTCTGTTAACAAAAATAACATTTTCTTCAATAGAGCCTTGCTTATCTAATCTTTGGATTACTGCATCGAAGTCTGCTAATGCTGTTGGGTTACCACCACCATAAACATTACCTCTCTCGCCTACTACGTAGAAAATACCTTCAGAACCTTTATTACCAGCACCTGAAGCTGCACCTAACGCAATCGCAGCTGCACCAGAACCTACTTCAGCAGGAACCGCTTCAATCATTGCTGTTTCAAGATAATCTTCAAATCTTAATCTTGTATCATGCTCTGATTTTAGATACCATAAGTATCCATCAGCACCATCTTCAGATGTGATTTCAATCCAACCAATCTGAGCCATGTCAGAACCGTTTACTTGGTATTTATCTTTAATGATAATTGGTGAATTATCAAAGATGAAGTCATCAGATTCTAATGACTCAACCATACCAGTTGTTCCTTTCTGAAATTCAGATCCGTAAATAAAGATTGTACAATCTACACCTGCCGCCATTGTTTGACCACCAGCTTCATAATAAGCTACTGTAATCGTAGGAGGAACTGCTGCATAGTTAATTGCTGTAATAATAGCTTTATTAGTCAAATTAGATCCAGCCGTATTGTCTGAAATCATAATTGTTTGACCAACTCTTAAAGCTATACCACCTTGACCTGCAGTTGTAGTACCGCCTGGGATAGTAGGAGTAAGATCATCCTTAATCTCCCATGTTGCTGTATCATCAGCTACAGCACCACCAGAATCGCATGATGTATATTTAATGTGTAACCTTCCTTGTTCAGCCCATTTTATCATGTCTGAGTTAGAAGGCATTTCAGCACCAACCATTCTTAAGAATGATGACACTGTTCTATTACCATATCTTTCAAATTCTTTTTCATAAGTATCTGGAAGATACTGATTCATAAAATCGAAATTGGTAATGTAGTTTGTTGGTAGAGCTACTCGTTCCGCACTTGGAATTAAGTCGTAGCCCGGTGTTGCATTTACTGCCATAATTTCTAAATTTTTTTAATTTTTAACTCTTTTTAATACTTCTAATTCGAAGGCCTCTTCCACTTGAGGTGTCTCCTACAGCTCGAATTTTTAATCCATTCTTACTGAAGTTTTGAGGGGTTTTCCTAACCATGTCAATGTTTTTTGATTTTTTAGCAACATCATCAATAGCTTCGGCTTTCCCTTGCTCATAAAAAAATCTGGCAAATTTTTCAGGATTAGAAGCAATCGCAATTGCTTTATGGTATCCTTTAGCATCTTTCATCATCCCTGTTTTTTCATCCAAAAATGGAGAGACAAAACTGGTATAATCCGCTTGCTTGTTTTTCAACTCGGTTGTGTCGCCAGGTCGGTAGGTGTATGCTTTGTCGTTAACAGAAATATCAAAACCTTTGAAATCCTGATTAAAAACTTCATTTGTTTTTTGAACAAACCAGTCATACCTTTTTTTACGAGCTTCCTCTTGAGTTTTAGATTCCTCCATGTAACTCTTATAGCGTTTAAATTCTTCGTCTTGCTCTTTAGAACTAACAGCCGGGCTTGACTCAAGTGGCAGTTTATATTGTTCTTTTTGCGTTTCGAAAAACTTCCTCGCTTTAGAAAGTTCTCTTTTTTTGGCTAACCTTTTTTTCTTTACAACTTTTTCATCGTCTAATTCAGAATCATAACCAAACTTATCGTCAATTAAATCCTGAACATCAATTTCGTCTAATCCTTCTTCAGTTGTAGAGTAATAATCAGTTAACACCCTATCATCGTCAAGGTCATTATAATTCTTTTGCAACTTAGCAAAATCATTTAAACCTCGACCCGTTTCTTTTTTATATTTAAAGAACGCAGATACATCTTCTGGTAGTTCTTCATTGGACTCTCTTTGAGTAAATAAATCATCTACCGAGGATATATCTTTATCATATCTATCCTTAATATATTTAAGGATATCTTTATCTTCTAATTCCCCTTTTAGTTCCGGTGTTTCTGTTTCCGGTTTTGCTTCTGTTTGTTCTGGTGTGGGGTTAGCACTGTCAGTGCTTTCAGCCACTTGCTCCATTCCAGCGTCAATTTCTTCAGCTTTAATTTTTTCTTCATGTTTTTGAAGCAATTCTTTTTCTACTTCTTGCGTTGATTTAGCCTCTACGCTTTCCACAGCTCTCACTGTGAATTTAGGTTTTTGTTTTTTTTCCATTAGATTAAATTTTTTTTTACAAAGTTAAACAATATTTATACACAAAATTAAGCCCATTAACGAGGGTCAAATTCTGCTAAGTCAAAACCATCTAAACTATCTTCATTAGATTCAAAATTTTGAGCTGGTAAATTTCTTTTACGTTGCTCTATCATTTTTGACTGTTGAGTATTGGCTTCGGCTATTCTTTTTGATTTACCTTCTTCTCTCTTTTCTTCTCTCTGATCCATTTGAGACTGCTCCATTCCTTTAAGTTGTAGGTTAAAGTTAAATTCAACCCCCATTAATTGTTGTTTTAGAGCCGCTTCGTTTTTCATTTTTTCAATTTCCATTGCATCTTCAGCTTGTGCTATTTGCATTTTAGACTGAGTTTCTGCTTGGATTTTTTGCATCGCTGCTTGAGCAGCCATTTGTTGAGACTGCATTTGACCTTGAGACTGCATTTGTTGTTTCTGCATTTCTTGTTGTTGTTTTTGTTCAGCGTTTTGTTTACGCTTTACTTTTAACAACTGTGTGGCCATTTTTATATTTTTTATTTCTCTAATATCAATTGCATCTTCTAAATTAATATCTTGTTTAGATAATGCCATTTGAATATTTTGTTCTAATAATTGTTTTTGTTCTTCATCTGGAGACATTTCGATAAATATTCCAAAATCATATATATATAAATTTTTAATCTCGTCTAAAATTGATAAATTATATTTCCCAATTTGCATCGCAAATTCATCTCTAAACTCCGCATATTCTAACACATCCGCACAACGTAATGATAACGCTTCTGCTAATGTTCTGGTAATAAATAAACTTCCGTCTAAAATATGACGAGTCGCTGTGTTGGAATTTAAAGCGGCTAATTTTTGTACTCCTACTAAAGAGTTAGGATCTGGAGTAGAACCATCTCGAGCCTCATTTAAACCAGTTACCGCTCTAATCATATCTAAATAATGATTGTAATTTCCAATTAACATTTGAAGTTTACCCTGTCCGCTATTAGAAGAAAGTTGACTAATAGGAACTTTAGCATTATTATATTCTCCGTCTTGAGTATAACTTCTTCCCACCACACTACCTGTTTGAAAATATAATCGTAGTGCGTCTTCAGGATTATAAGCGTTTCCTGTTCCTAAATCCACTTCATTTAACCCATCTGCATCAATAAACACGCCATCTGGAACAACTCTGGAAACAACTTGTTGTAGTTTTAAGTGGGTAAGTTGAATTAAATCAGCAAAAGGAATCATTCTTCTTACTAAAGATTCTACTACTCCTTTATACATACGTGGTGCACATGCTATATAATTAGGCATAGCGTATTGACTCGCAGAATTAGGACGAACCATATTTTTCATCATTTCCCATTTAAGAATAATATTGGTTCCCATAACCATTACTCCTTCATACCATACATCTATTCTTTTTTCTACTTTCTCAAATTTACCCTCTTCCATCATTTCTTCTGGCGGGTTAAATTGATCATCTTTTTCTACAGTTTTAAAACTGCCATCATTCATTTGTTTCTTTTTGTAAACAAAACTATTTGTGGTTTTATAGTTAAAATAAAGAAGAGTACAAGTGTCTCTGTAAAACATACTGTTTTCATACATTTGAGCTACATTATAATAATCATACCACGATTGACTATATTTCGATATTTCTTCTAAATCTTTTTCGGTTAAATCAGGATTTATTTTTAATACCTCGGTAATAGGAATTGTTTTTAATTCTCCCCAATAAAACACATCTTTAAAATAAGGGTCTTCAGTATAACTATAAACTACATGAGCAGGGTCTACATACTCTACTCTTACTCCATCTCCATCTTGAAACGTGTGTTTACATATCCCTAACCCTATTGTAGTAATATCATAGTCAACTCTTTTACGTACATCTATATAATGATTTTCTTCCAACATAGTATTAATAGCTACTTCATTTGCTATTTCTT